CGCCGCCTGACGAATAACCTAAAACACGCAATGTCCCGGCGACACCGCTGCCTTGATCTACGATCGTCATCAGTCTCCGCATATCTTTTTCGATTTGCTCAACTGATGTCTCAAGCCGTTCAACTTTAGTGCGAACTTCAATCGCAATATCGCGCGTATCTTCAACGGGCATAATGTGACCGCTCCTTATAGTCGGCACGCATCACGCATTTTGCCGTAATCGACGATCATGCGTTTTAGTTGAGTTTCGCCAACAATAGCGCGCAGTTCTTTTGCTGCTTGTTTTTGTTGAGCGGCTGAATAATTAATTAGAGGCGGGCAACCACCAACAGTTGTTGACTGACAGGCGGCCAAACTAAAAAGAACCAGTATCCAAACGATCAGCCGCATCCTCTGAATCCCTTGACTGTGCCATTATCTCCCCCTGTTTTTTGGTGATAATAGCTTTAGTCCTTTCGTCAGACGCTTGTTGTTCAAGCCGCCCTAATTGTTTTAGAGAATTGATGACGGCATAAACGGCAAAAACACCGATTACGCCGCCGATCAAAGCGAATATATTTAAGCTCACTTAACGCCAGCTACGTTAGCGTCTTTAGCGAAGATCAAACCAATACCGCCCATAATAAGAGCGCCGGGATCACCACCTTCAAAACCGGGAAGCGTAATACCAGCCATACGAAGGCCAGCAATCGCAAGCAACGTAACGCCAGCAATGGTTGTTTTCCACGAAGCAATAAAGTTTATCATTTCTTATCTCCTAGTTGCAGTTTTCGGACTGTGCTATAGTGCATTTGACAGCATACTTTGACTCAGTGCAGCCGACTAAAAACGCCGCGCCAAATAAAGCTAAAGCAAATATCGCGTACATAATAATAGCTAGAATTGTTTGCCGGATCATTTGACCCTCGCCGCTTGAAAGTGCATTGCGTCAGGACGCGACCAAGTTGCACCCCAAGTCCACCCTTCTTCTAAGAAGGCTGCGACTAAGGGATTTTTTTTATTAAAGAAGAACTTTTTACTGCCTAGCTGATTATGTGGCGCATCAAAATCAATCGCTAATCCGTATGAGTGCATCGAGATCATTTTAAGACCTCTAGCTTGTCGAATTACCCAATCGCCTGAGAATTGATCTGCGTGATAGGCCTTAATTTTATCAAGATCCTTATCGCAATCATTCCAAACAAAATCTAAAACACGCTTTAAAGAAGGCGCAGCTACAGCATTAATTTTAATATAAGGAACTTTAATTGGCCCCATCATAAGAGGCCATTCACATTTAACATGAACGATATGTTTTTGGCCCCATCCTTTAGAGTAAGGATTACCAAATTTAGATGAACATTCGCTTTGTAGAGGCCATTTATTCATCGTGCTTCTTTCCTAATGTTCTATTTTCTGTTTGTAAGTCGCAATAAAGACGGGCAACCCGTAAGAAATCTTCACGGCTGATATTCATTCGCAAGCAAACGCCCTGCATTGCTGTTGCTGAATAATCGTGACCTAATATCCAGCGCGATAGGATAAGCTCTACGTGCCGGGATAATTCTGGTTCATTTTGCGGGAGCATCTATTGCAACTCGCGAACACAAAGCAGAATAATTTTGATAAGAAATGACGCGCAGATAAACGTCATTCCGATATGTAGAAGCCGTTTTATGAGCTCCAACATATCGGGAGGAAACATTAGACATAACGCCTATAGGCGCGCTCTACGCGACCATATGGGCTACCTGAGTTATGACAACGCAACATCTGACTATGCGTATGAGCGCCTTTAGCGATACAAGCAGCCATATGAGAAACGCCCGCCTGTATGCCGCCCTCACAAGTTCTGGCGTAGGAACGAGATATGCCAAAGCGAGAAGGATTCATTACTTGGAAAACGCCCGTAGCCCCCGAAGCGTTTACCGCTCCGCAGCGCCCGCCGCTTTCAATACGCGCAATCTGTAAAGCAGTCGGCACCCATTCAGCGCCTAATCTGCTAGATACATGATCGGCTATCATTTGATTGACGCCTGTATTTGTATCTATATGGATACGGTGTGAACCGCGCTGGCCTTTTGCAGAATATGATTGCGTAGCTGCGGACTGTTGAAAAACGTCTTCAAAGAAATCCGAAATAGGATCAACGGATGCGATAGCTGGCGAGCAATAGAAAACCGCCATCGCCAAAGCAATGTAAAATTTATTCATCATTTCCTATGGGTTGCGCCAGCTAAATTCCCGCTGGCTAGGATTATTTAGGCTATAACGCCAATCGTAGAAACATAATCCGGCGCAGCTTCACTCGTTGCAGCGTTAACCCATTTGCCCTGCGTCTTCATATCGCCAGTCTCATAGACATATTGCGTAATTGCACTAGAGAAGGTCGGCATATCGTCCGGCGTTCCGTTGAGACGTAATCTGCCCCAATAGCCAGCGCGAGGCACTGGAACTGGCGGATTGTCTGGGTCAACTGGCGGTATTATTGGCTCATAGATCGTGCCGACTACATTGAGAAACCACCCGCCGCCGCTTTCAAATGTGCCGCTGGTTTGAATTACTTCGTTGCCTTCAGCATCAGTTGTCACAAAGCCAAGCGTTGTAGCTTCGTCTAAAAGCGTAGCGTAGTCGCCACTATTGAATACAATGTCGGTCATTAGTATGGCGCTCCTACGGAGGATTTTTGTTTAAGAATGGCGTCTGGTAATTTCTGGTTGTATAGGCCCAAAGAGCGATACCAACTATTGATGTAGAACCCAGATGATGCGCTTCCCAATCTACAAGTTGTTATTGGCGCTCCTTGAAAACCTAAAACAGCCGTAGCAACGGTTCCATTGTTTGCGACCAAGCTCATACTGCTTGCATTAAAAGAAGCTGCGCTTCTAAAAGTTGATGTTGTGTTTCCAGAACCTACAGTTGCAATCAAATTTGTAGCGTCTGATTTAAGGGCGTATATTTGCGTTGTTGATGAGCCATAATTGCCTATCAACGTGACAGCGCCGTTTGGCGTAAATATCTGAGCATAAGGTGTATTTGTGCCGCCAATTTCAGCAATAGCAGAAACGCTAGTGCCTCCTATTGCCGTCAGCGCACTACCTGTCAATTGTGCGACATCAGCCGCTCTCGTAACGCTTGCGGCTACTGTGGGGATGTAGCTTGTTGGGAAAGAACCGACTTCTAATTGCGCGCCCCATATGAATAATCCAGATGTGCCGTCGCCAGTGTAAACAGTAGTAGAAGTTCCACTTAAAATAGAAGTGTTCCAATTTATAGAAGTTGAAGTAGTATCAACAATAGCTGTAACAACGCATCTATACCATCCATTCCCGACTGATGTTATAGAACTAGAATAGATTGCTGTTGAACCTGTTATTGCTGGCGCAGATACAGTCCCATTAGACAAATTAAAGAAATAGCTTACGCCAGCCATATAAGTGCCACTTACTAACAAAAGCTGTATTGATGTTCGTTCAGCAGCCTTTGCATAGACTGTAAGAGTATGCAAAGTATTTGCTGCAACAGTAATTGGGTTTGACCTATTCATAACATGATTGGCGGTAGCTGTGTTTTCTACTAACTTATCTGCTGTTACCGTTCCATCAGGTGCAGTTGTTGCATTTGCAGATATTGTTGAGTTAACCTTACTCCAAGCCGCATTATCAAACTGCTCACTATACGTTACTAAATTCGTCCTACTCTCCTCAATTAGCAATCCTCTCGGCGTTGCTGGAACAGTAGAAGAGTCGAAGTCGTAGCGGGGGCCGTAGTAAGCAGCGGATGTGTTCGCAACATACAGACTTGGTTGTGTCTCATACGTAACAGCTTCTAGCTGTGCTTCTGTTACCGTTCCTGTGACGGTGAGTGTCAGGCTTGCGGCGGTAGATGTAAAAGCAAGAGCAACACGATTAGATGCGCCAGTTCCAGCTAATGAGCCAGTATAAGCGCCGCTAAGAGCAACTGAGCCTGTGCCTTTAAACGACAGAACATACCTAATAGCTGCCGTTGTAACGCTCTGTGTAGATAATGTTGCTGTATTAAGCAGCAAGTTATTTGGAGCGTAGGTCAACTCACCAGTGCTATCCGTCATCATCGCGTTACCAGCGCGGCTAAATGACAGCCAGCTAGGCGAGGCTATGCTACCAGCGTATGCGTTCGTATATGGCCTTAACGATGTCAGCCAAGAGAACGACGGGCTAGGCGCGGTGCCAGCGTTATACGGTAAGCTAGATGATACGCCAGTCGCCTCGTCAATATAATATGCGTTGATGAGGCTTGAGCTATAGCCAGTAATGGCGAAGGTTTCTGCGGCGCGAGAGGTTGATGTGGCTGTAGGAATGTAGCTTGACGGGAAACTGGCTTGCTCTATTTGAGCGCCCCAAATATATGCCCCAGACGTGCCGTTGCCAGTGTAACTTGCCACTGAACCATTATTTAAATATATTAATAATCTGACTGTAGTGCCAGAAGTTGCGGGAATACATACAACTGTAATTCTCCACCATCCATTTCCGACAGAAACAACATTAAATACAGGGTTTCCCGTTCCCGCAATACTTGTCACCGCGCCAGTTGTAAGGTTTACTACACCAATCGCGCCAGCGGTTGACCCGTTATCAAACTGAACAGATATAAACGTGCGTTCAGCGGCTTTTGCAAAGAATGATGCTGAGTGTATATTGTTAGAGGTTGAAGCACAGACGTTGTGCGCAGTGTGAATGCCCGTTGATGTGTCCTCAACAATTTTATCTGCGCTATTAGTCCCATCTGGTGATATCGTATTATTTATTGTTATTGTTGATCCTGTTTTAGCCCAAAAAGCATTATCTAATTGCTCGCTATAATTAATTAAATTCGTTCTCGTCCCCTCAATCAGCAAGCCTTTAGCAGCAAGCGTTGATGGGTTGTAATCAAAGCGAGGGCCGTAGTAGGCGGCTGTAGTTGTCGCTACATAAGTGGATGGGGTTGTTTGGTAGGTGACGATCTCTAGTTGAGCGCCCCAGACAAATAGGCCAGACGTTCCGTCGCCTGTGTAAGTTACGCCACTTCCATTATCTAAGAATATGTAAGGCCAAACATTTGAGTTTGAAATGCCTTTTGTAGCAGATATTGAACATCTATACCAACCATTACCAGCAGAGGTTATCGTAGCAACAGCATTAGTAAAATCTCCACCGTTTGCTGCGGCAGTCGCTATAGTTCCAGATGAAAAATCAAAGGTTACGTTTGCCCCGCCCGTTGTCGTATTGGAAATTGTAACCCAGGCCCGATTTCTTCCAGATGGCTTGGCGTAAAACGAAAACAGATAATTACCAGGAGAAGCCGTAGAATAATTTTGCCAAATTTGATGTGTGCCATTTGCCGTGTTTTCAACGATTTTATCAGCAGTTGTTGTTCCATCTGGAGCCGTTGTTGTGTCGGCTGTTATAGAAACATTTGCCTTGCCCCAAGCAGCGTTGTCGAATTGCTGCGAATAAGTAAGTATATTATTCGGCGCATACGTCAGCTTGCCAGTGCTATCATACAGGGTTGCATTGCCAGAACGGTTAATAGAGCCGCCAGATGGCATAGAAGTTAGCGTAGGAAGCGTCTGCCAATCAAATCCATTTTTAGCGAATATGGCAGAAACTTCTGGCGTCGGATAGCCACGATTTGTCAGCATTAACGCAGATGTTCCGCTCATACAAAAATACGCGCCTGATTCCAGACGCGCCCTCTTATTTTCGGTTGCAGCTAATAATTAAATAGGATTTTACGATAGGTTGGAACCGCTAATAACCCATGCTGTCGCTCCGATTTTAATGGCTGAAGCCATACCGTAAGCGTCTAGCGTCCGGCTTCCAGTCGTTGAAGCCGCACCAGCTAGAAACATTGTGTCAGTATTAATAGCTATAGTGACCGTGCCGCCAGCATTTATAAAGGTAATGACTGTGCCAATCGGGAATGCAACTGAAGCATTTGATGGTATCGTAAACGTGCGGCCAGAAGCATCCGTTGACGGATGAAGAATATGCGTTCCAGCATCAGCAAGCGTTATAGTATAGTCTGCTGATTTACTCGTTTGAGCAACACCAATAACATTGACTGCGTTATAGACGCTAGGATTAGCCGACGCTTGACTATCGGCCCCAAAGAAAACCCCGTTGATCGGAATCGTTGTATCTATAGTCGCTGTTTTAAGATCGTAAGCCATGATCTGCCTTTATTCCAAGAAGTCGAGCGTGTAGAGTGTCTTAGCGTAAATTGCGCAAATTCCATGCAACTCATTCACAAGCTGCGGATCATTTTTTGTGATTGTATCAATGTTGGCTAATATCCATTCGCGCTGTGCTCTTATTTCATCGCTTAAGAATCCAGATCGAATAGAAATAACAGGAACTTCGCCTATTAAGCCAAACAAGCCTTGATACTGCTCAACGAATGGATCAAGCGCATCTGATATGGCGTCGTAAAAATATGCTAATGCCCTGTGAGCTTCCCCATTTCTTTCCGCCCAGTGGCGCAAATAGGTATAGTCTCGCAGCGCAAATATACGCGCGATCAGTTCCTCAATCATATATACGCTCCGTGATTAGTTTATGCGATACCAAGTCGTGTTGGCAGTGCGGTAAATATAAGCAAGAACTTGTCCAGCAGTTGCAGATGTGTGGGCGTGTGAAAATGTGCCGTTTGAAAGCGTAAGCGTAGTGACGGCACTAGAACCCGCTCCGACACCAGTTGCGTTAATCGACAAATACTGTGTCTGGCCATTAACTGGCGAAGATGGAAAGCTAACAGTCATAGCAGCGTAGGCCGCTGATAATTGAGCAATATGATAAGGCGTCGTAGCAGCTAATGTGACCGTCTGGCCTGTCGCCGTAATAGAGGTAAATCCAATACCTGTGTGAATTTCAGTAGCAGCATGAGTAAATGATCCAGCAATAGTCACTGCCCCAACAAATGACGCCGAATTATCCTGATCTATTGTTAAGGCGTCGGTTAGTGTCGTAGAGCCGTTTGGAGTCGTGGCAAAAACAATCTTTGTGCCATGAGCCGTTGCTGTCCATGCTTGAGTAGCCATCATACGGATTTGAGCACGGGCTGCGGAAGAATAGGCAGATGCGCCATAACCAAGCACATCAAATGTCCCGATAACGTCGCCAGATTGAATAGCCGATGCAGCGGCAGAAGTGATATTTGCCCGGCGCAACCGCACTCCCGGAATGCCACCAAATCCATCAACCACTAGATGCTGATTTGCTGATGTGCCATTGCCGATTAAACGGAAAATATGTCCAGCATCAGCCGCAGGAGGTGAAGTAACAGCAGAAGTATTTGCTGAAATCGTTAGTGGGGCTGCAAAAGAGGCTGTAATATAGGTTTCAATGACACCGCCAAGTGCGCGACAATCAGACTTAGAAACTTGTTTGATATCAGAGCCAGCATTTCCGTCAGTATTATAATCTCTGAATGTGCTTGAAAATGCTGTTGAGATGGTTCCCATTTGCCCCGCCTTACGGTATGACGACTGTTTTAATTTCAGACCAAGCTGATACGCTCCCATTGAGCGAAACCCATCTCGTCCGAACTGATACGCTTGTGCCAGTCATTAAATCTGGTGTTTGCAGCGTGTTACGCGAAACCATTATATTAACTGCGTTCCATGTTCCGCCGCCGCCTATTGAATATTGAGCGTCGAAGCCAAGTGTCTGATCTTGAAAAAATGCTTGTTCAAATATGAACAATGCGTCTCCAGTCGCGTCATAGGTATTAACATCAACGGATATTATGACGTGGCCTAATCCTGAACCTGAACTTGTAGGTGTAGCCGAATAATATAGAGGAGCCGCAATAGAGTTTTGCGCTACAACTTTGACTTTCGTTATTGGGTCAATAGATGGCTTATCGTCTGCAAATACATCACGATCTATCTCGCGCAACGTCGCTTGCCATTGGCGCAATGAACCGTCTGGCGTTAAAGATTCAACGCGCCATGTTCCTGATAAGCCAAAGTTAGGAGCATCTAGGCCAACCACACGCTGCTTAATCGCCAGCATTCCACGCGGCCCAAGCGTTACAGTAAGTTTTTTCTTGCCATTAATCCTGCGGGCATGTCTTTGCGCCAAACGATAAGCCTGATTAGCCGATGGCACCATATCGAATGAGATAGAGTTTATACGTTTGCCGACAGCAAGTTGTGAGTCGTTATCTATCCATGTAGGGGCTTCAAACTTTTGATACCCTTGTCGAGGCTCTGTATAAGTAATATGGAACTCGTTAATTGCTTCAGAAGCAGCTTCTACAAATTCTTCTGTAAATGAGCTTATGTCTGTCTCATCAAATATAACAGATGGATCTTCCCATTTTCCAATCCACATCGTGAAACGGCCATTTTTATCTATACCATAGGTGCCGTCGCACGACGCCATTATATTAGACAGAAATTCTCTTGGCGACGTATTAAAATAATAAACTCCGCTTACTCGCGCAAAAGGTTCATACGACTCACCTCCGCCAAAATAGTTTTGAGTCGTCGGCTTTAATATGTCGCAATCATTTGCGGCGACTATAATTGACTCCCAATCTACACCAGTTATTGATGTAGTTTCTTCTTCAATAAGCCACGATATAAAATGCGCTGCAATCAGCGCGGGGTTCTCAGTCCATTTCCAAGTGACATTGTATATAGACCATCTGTTATTTTTCGGATCAAGATACGTCTGTCTTGCATCTCTTGGATCATAGACCCTTGCTCCGCGCACAACAGCAGCCCATTCCGGCCATCCATTCGGAAAATATTTAAGTCTGTTGGATGTGCCGCCGGGATTATTGGAACAAAATGTATAAAGGCACGTTATACCTTTGCCTGTATGCTTATCACCCCAAAAGCCTGATAGAACAGAGCCTGAGTAATCAAGCATCAGTCTATTGAGGATATATGATTGATATCCGTCCTCTGAGCCTACTACTGGCTCAAATGCAATACATGAAGATTGATTGATATTTATTTGCTGTAGAGCGGTTGTCGATGATGACCTTGCTTCCCAATGCCATTGGTTTTCAGACTTTTGGCAGACCCAGCCTACCCAATCAACCCACTTGTATTCAACGCATACGGGGCCATAAACCCATTCATTCCACGTCGTTGTTGTAGTAATTAGTGTGGTGTTAGTTCTAATATATTTTGTCCCGCTTCTTGGGATAAATACGTTATTATCGCCGTCTAGTGAGTCAGATAATTTTCCGTCACCAGTAGATCCAACATCAAGCGCCTCATCATCACATAGAACCGTATCAAAACCGTCTATTGGGCCGTCACACAGATAGATTCCCTGATATAGGTTCAATGCTTTAACGTCTGGCGCACCTGCTGTCGTTGTTACGACCATATCCGTTTCATAAAAGAAATAACTTCCGGCTGTTTTAGTGCGGCCAAAGATAAAGCATCGCGGAACGTCAGATTGGCGTATAGTTTTCTTTAAAGGAACGGGAGGCTGGCTTTTTGGTGCAGCTGATTGGCTAGACGCCTGTTGTTGAGCCAACATAAACGGAAGCCACGAAGCCGCGCTCGACGATCCCCCGCCCATTAAATACTGCGCACCCATAAGGCCAACAGAAGCCGCCGCAGAAACCGCGCCGAATACTGACGCACCAGCAGCCCACGCAAGCCCGCCTGTAGCGAGTCCAGCAGCAGCTATACCAAGTCCGGCTGCGACCTTCCCAATTACTTTTCCCAAGTAAGCCCCCAAGCGCGGAGAATAGTCGGTTTCCAAACAGCCAATCGTCCAAATGAACGCACCACGCCAAAACCATTTTCAGCTAAAACGCCTAAGATTGGCGCATTTCCCGGCTGATCAAAGACAGCGACATCACCCGGCTTACCCTCTGAATAAGTTAAGCTCATGTATTCTGCGGCTTTGACCATTCCTTGTTCAGAACCAAAAGCAATCCACCAGCGGCGGGATTGGCTATCGCTAGGCGTTTCGTTTACCCCGTGAGCTTTTAGCCACGCATAAACGAGCGAATAACAAGGAGTGATCTTTGTTTTCTGTGAACGTGCAAAGGCAATGGGATCGAGCGTCATTGCGACCAAATAACCGTTTGACGACCAGCAAGAAGCGCCACACGCTCAAACACCTTATCGCCGGGATATTTCCGCTGCTGATCTTGATCCGTCATATACGAGGTTAAAGGCACATGCTTTGTATAGAACAGAGGCTCTGCGGTGACAGTGATCGACATTGTGCGCGACTCTCCGTCAACCGAAAAAGTCGCTTTATCCATCAAATATAGCTCGACTAGATAAGGGTCATCTAACGGCTTCCAGTTGTCATCGAAGCACAAGATATAAACGCCACAACGCTTACCGCGTATTTCTGTTGCTTGCTGACGTGTTAATTCCATCAGAACAGGATCTAGCCCTGATAGGGTTATCGTTACAGGCTCAATAGAAACAATCGCGGAAGTCTGAACGCCGTCTATGGACGCGAGCTCTCCAAGTCCAAGCCATTCGGTATTGTCGTTTGCTGTAAATGTTCCGCGCCCCATCCAGCATTGAATTGTTTCACTAGCAAACTCAAACCTAACGCCAATAGCGACATGAACATTACGGCCCGAAACCATCTCTTGAACGGTTTCGGAGAAAAAGACTTCCTGCGTCACCAGTTAGCCTCAATGAAGTCAACAGATACGCGAGAAACCCGGCCAAAGTCGTTTGACAAAGACAAAGCTCTTGAGTCCGTAACGAGATAACCAACCATGCGCGGGTCATCTATCTCAAGCTGTGTGCCTGACGGATAGCTTTGACGCAGAGGCGGCCAAATACTCCAAGAGTCGCCATCTATACCTTGAACAAGGTGTAAGCGGCCATTAATCTCAAAATAGTCACCAGCCTCTAAATTTGAGACTGCGGAATTTTCTACGCTGATATAAACGTCACCGCGCACCGCACTAGATTTTAAATAGCAATCACCAGTTGACTGAGTAAAAACTGCGCCATCTTGAAAATCTGACCAACCACTTCCTGTTGTTCCCCAACATAATGGGTTGCCGCCTCCCCACGTTAGTTCAGCTAAAGCCCATTCTAAAACATTCTTTAAAGTGCCGATCTGATCAAAATATGTGGTTTGAGGTAATATACCGTTACGCTTCGCCAGCATATTTGGCGAAAATTCTGGCTTTACATATATAGGCTTAGCGAATGCGCCTATAGCAGACCAGATAGAACGAAACTGGCGATATTTATTACCATGAACTGGAATACCCTCGTAAGATATTAACCACCCGCCCGACGATGACGCGACAACTTGCTCTCGACCGTCTAATGGTTTTGGCCCCTTAAAGACAGGACGATCAATCGTCACCGTCATATTCATTGGAACTAAGTTATCTGGCCATAGAGCGATTGTGGGATCACGCATTAAATAGACCGCCGTTGTGCTTCAGCCATTATATTCGGAACCTGACGCAAACCGTCTTTGATCATCTTTTGCACAGTCACAATGATCTGCCCGTCACTCATTTGACGTGCATCAACTTCGGCATTGGCATAATTATGAATGGTGATTTTAGATCCACCATTATTATTCATAGGGATGATATTTGCCGGGCCTTGAATGAGCTCTGGCCCTGCTTCTCCAGCTATGCCCCATTTGCCAGATGGAATAGACCCGCCTTCTGCAAAATAACCTGCGAACATCGACTTTGCCGCGCCGCCAAGCATTCCCAAAATTCCACCTGTATTACCGTTTTTGCCGCCTAATCCCATCATCTGACCAAAAGCGCCGTCGCCCGTTAAAGCGCCCTTTAAAGCGTTATTAGCCAGCATTTTAACTAGGTCACGCAACACATCTGTTATGCGCTTGCTGCGATCCATAAGACCATCAAAGGCATTTATAGCTGTATCAGCAAATTGGCTCATTAGCTGGTTAAGCCCCTGCTGAGCCGTTCTTAAATTGTCTACTTGAAGTTTTGCTTGTGCAGCGCCCGTTGCATACTGCGTAATTGTATCGCGCATACCATCGGTAAGCGTCTTACCTTCTCTTGATGCAATGACGTTAGCTTTAGCGAGTGCTTCAGCTTTTGCCTTTTCGACATTACCAAGCGCCCAATTATCTGCCTCTGCTTTAGAAACTGCGGCGGCTTCTTTAAGGCTATCAATATAAGATTTTAATGGATCAACTTGAGAACCTACGCCTTTATCCATTTTTGATTTGGGCAGGCTGTAAATTCCACTTAGATCGACAGATTTTGGTTTAGAAGCCGCATTAATATTAATGTCAGGTAGTTTTTGCTTATCTTGAAGTCCTAAACGGTTTTCGTAATTACTTAAAGATCCGGCACCGTTTGTAACCATCCCTTTTTCATCAGAAAACTTAAATGTTGTAAGCTCGTTAAATTTACTTTTAACATAATCTATAACTGAATTTATTTGATTGATTGCATCTTTAACAAAGTCAACAATGCTAGAAATAATATCAATAGATTTTTGACCTATTGCATTTGCTATTTCATCCCATAATGTTCTTAATTCTTTCCACTTATCACGAATAGGTGTGGTGGAATTTTCTGCGGCGTCTCGAGATTTATTAACAAATGTATCAATCGCTGCCCCGCCCTCACTAAATACGCGAAGCATTTCAGAAGAAAAGCCGATTAGTTTTAAAGCATTTAACTTATCAATTTCATTTGATCCATTGCGAACCTTTTCCGCAATTTCAGCAAATAACCGAGCAAACTCGCCGGGCTTACTTAGATCAAATGATTTTATATTAATGCCAATCCGGCCAAGTTTTTCAGCTAATTCGCCGCCAGATGTTTGCGCCTCGCGTATTCGTTGCGCAAGAGCGACCATTTGCTCATTTAATTCTTTAGGATCAACGCCTAAAATAGATGCCTGACGATTAAACCCTCTAAGCGCCTGTGTATTTGTTCCGAGCGTCTTAGCTGTCTCAGATAGCTTTTCTAAGTTAGAAAGGCTTGAGTAGGCAGCAGCGCCTATAGAGACAATTCCAAGCGCGGCAATCTTTGCTATATTGCCGACAGTAATGAATTGTGCTGCTAATCCTGCAAATGTAGCCTTACTAGAAGAAAATACATCCTTTATCTGAGCGCCTTGCTGAATCAAAACCATAAAAGGACTTTGACCACTAGCAAGACTAACGCCGACGTCTGCAACTTGGCGAGACAAATTAATCATTTCATGTCTGGCAAGACCAATGCTTTCTGAGGCGCCCTTGCCAACACTTTTAAAATTATCATTAACAGTTCCAATACCAGACTTTACCTTAGATAGCTCAGTCTGAATATTGGCAAAGCCGTTCTTTAAATCTGCAATATCAGCTTTAAACTGATATACGAGACTTCCGGCAACAGCTTCAGCCATTTTGTTCCTGCTTGTTTTGTTTGTTTAATTCAGCAAATAGGGCTTCGACTTCTTCAGACGTTGGCGCTTCTAATTCGCCCCCGCCCTTACGGACGCCCTTGCTTTCTAAATATCCGTCAATAGCTGCGAAGAACTCTGTCAGCGTCATGCGCCAAAAGGCGTCAGGCGTTAGGCGTAAATGGCCTAACCCTAATTTCATCCACGTCTGCCAGCGTTCCTTGCCCGAAAAGGGGTTTTGGTCGCCTTTTCTTTTGGCTCTTGTGTTTGCTGCTGCGTTAATGGAGATGAACCAGTTATGGCTGTTAGCTTTTCCATAAAGTCAGCAGGAGACATCATATCGACTGCCCTGCGGCGTTCTGGCGTTAGCTCAACTTCATTTCCACGCAACAACGCAAACATGAGTTTGCGAAGCCGTGAGGCGCTAACCTTGTCTCCAAAGTCAAGCGCCTCTTCAAATGATTCAACATCAAACTCGCTTTCGATTTCAGCTAAAACGCCTAAACCAAAAGCAAGTTCAAATGTTTCATTGCCGATACATACATCGGCATAACCACGCGCTCTATTAGCCATAAAGCCTCAATTAAGCAGGGGTTGTCGCCGCAGGATTATAAGTAATTGTTGGTGAAGTGGTTGACATCAGCTTTACAGTGAAGGTTACAGCTTCATTATATGTCGCCGTCATCTCATATTCAGTAACTTCAAAACTACCCACAATCGTAATGCCGGGCGTTACATTACTAGAAACCAATCTAAATACCTGATCTGCTCCAGAAGCAACGAGCGTAGGAAGCAAATGTGTTGGCGCATCTTTTTGATAAAGGCCAGCGGCAGAAATCTCTAGCTCAACAGTTCCTGTATCACCAAGAAGCTCGCGCCAATTATCCGTTGATGCCGGGTTTCCAATCTGAATTGACTGACTTCCGGCTGTTGGCGTTCCTGTGACAGTAGCTACTCGCGTTCCACCATTATAGGCAGTAACAGGATAAGCAACGCCACCAACGATAATGTTTTCGCCTATGTAAAAGCCAGTCACAGTTGAGACTGATGATCCATCGGAAAACGTGGTTGGAAGCGTTACAGAAGATGATGCGATAGTAGCCAAACACGAGAAAAACGCATTTGGCGAAGTTGTAACATCAACAGGATTATTGCTGATCTTAAACGATCTTGTTCTAAGGCCAGCAATGTTAGTATAGACAGGAGAGCCCCCGCCTGTCGTTCTCACGCCTAGCGCGAAAAGCGCTCCTGTCTGGCCTGCCATTTATTACCTCGTTAATTTTACAATCACAGCGTTAATTAGGCCGGAGTCGTAGCAACCGGGCTATAAGTGATGGTTGGAGCGCCAGTTGACATCAACTTAACCGTGAAGGTCGCGGCCTCATTGTAAGTGGCTGCTGCCTCGTATTCACTAACGATGAACGAGCCAACAATCGTAATGCCTGCAGAGGTAGAAGCAGACACAAGTTGGAATATCGTTGAAGCGCCAGAAACAACTAGCGACGGAAGAAGATGACCCGGAGCGTCTTTCTGGTAAAGACCACTAGCGTCAATCTCAAGCTCAACAATTCCAGTATCGCCAAGTAGTTCACGCCAACGGCCAGTTGATTCAGCCGTTGTAACATCAACCGGGTTATTATTAATTTTAAAGCTACGAGTACGAATCCCTGCTATTGCCGTATATGTAGGCGTAGCTGCTGTTCTAACGCTTAAAGCCCATGTAAGACCAGTTTGACCAGCCATTTAAATCACTCCTTTGAATTAGCTATGATCGACCAATGCGCGAACACTAACGACACCATGTAGTGTCATTCCGTCAGGGTCACGGTATGGCCCAATCATGTTATCAACCCTGATTTGCACACAGTTAAACGGCGCTTCTAAAGATAGGGACGCCGTATGAAGCGCAACCCTAACTTCACTCATTAAATTACGCGCTGTTACTGTTTCTGGAGTCTGGCTTGCTGGTTGGTGCCAGACGTTAATATCTAAAAGTATTTCTTGACCGTCTTCTGTCGCGGTTGACCAATCATTTGATCGCGTTTCGATAGAAATATACGGCGTAGGGTGGCTGGATGGAGCTAGATCTACAACTTTAAGGCCAACAAGCGTTGTCGATAATGTTGAGTTAGCAAGTAAGGCAGTTCTTACAGCCGCTTTTAAGGCATAAGTTGCATCAAGAGGATTTGCGGGCATTTACTGTCTGATAGGCTTTTGAATCAACTAAAACGCTGAACTCTGTATCGCCAACCCGATATCTGCTTGTAGTGTTATCCCAAACTTTCACAATTTCTTTTGTTTCAAGATCAAGATAAGTATCTTCAACCACATGTTGAGCCTTAATAGGCGCAACAGTAGTTTCCGCTGGTGAATTTTCCATCGGTAAGCCTTCCAGAATTATAATTAGATTATTTTACGACCCGAATACCTTGTTTCTTTCGGTCTTCAAATTCTTCTGGCGATAAAGGAACTTCAAGCCTCATTCCATTAGCCATTTCTACGCAAAGCTCACTGGTTTGCGCATCCAACCAAATATTAATTGTTTTGGTCAGATTTATAATTTCTTCTTTAACTTCATTCGGCCGCTTTGATGTAGGCAACTAAAATACCTTCGGCTTGTGGCTTTATTCTATCTACTGCCGGTCGCAGAAACGGCCTAGCAGCCATATGGCGAGTCCCATACTCTAAACTTGCCGAATAGGGCGCAGAACTATGTAGATTAGCCACCATATTCTCAAAATCAATATCTGCATTAATTTTATTAGCTAAAAACCCATAATCATTAGCAGGTGCTTCGCCGGGAGCAGAGGCTTGGTGGGTTTTCTTGCCTCTTTTATATAATTTGCCTGTTTTTGGGCCTTTCAAGATGGATTTCTGAGCCTCGCCCTGCGCCATCAACGCAATAGCCATAAGCCCGTTAGCAATCCCCTTTTTGATATTTTCCGACCCAAAATCAGCATTTACCTTTATTTCTTTTATGTCCACTTTAATCAAGCGTTGATTTCCTTGAGATATATCGTCAAAAATTGGCGCTGTTCGGTTTCGTCAATAACGCCAGTTACGTCGAACTTGCGATCTCTCCAAATAATCCGACTGTTCGTCGTGATATCCGTACGGTATCTTGTGGTCATTTTATAAAACCGCTGCGCGTCATCTCGATTAGCTAATGTCAAAGAACTAGCCGACATAGGCTCTACCCGCGCCCAAGCTGCCAACGGCTGGCTTGCCCCACCCGCCCAATTAACAGTTACCCCGTCGCCCCAATTAATATTGTTAGTCGAGGCCCAGTTAAAATTTGTAGTTTGATCCCAGCTAGTCGTTATTTCGCCAGCGTCATTAACAGTTTGCGTCTGCAAATATATGGCGACTCGCTCGCGCATTTTGCCGACTTGAGAAATCATTAAGCAAGCCTCACTGATTTCCAGTGTTGCAGAATTTGGAATATGTGGCTGGGGACAGAGGCCATCCGGCCATCAGAAACGGGCTCACGATTATCAAACCAGTGTTTGACCAATATATAAATTGCCTGTTTTAAATCTTCTGGCAATCCAGAATAAGGCGCGGCGTCAAAACCAGCGGTGAACGTGATTTCTATGGCACCAGAATTAGCTAAAATAACTACGGGCCAAATCTGGCCTAAAACACGATTAACACGCCCGCGCATATCTGAAACTTCGGTAAAATAAACCGATGAATTAACGGTTGTTAGCGTTCCGTAAGCGTCTCGCAATTTGACATGCGTAATTGACTGAAATGGCCGCTTTGGAATTTCGATTGTGGTTGTAGATGTAATTAGGGATATTGGCAGTTGTTGAACGCCATCCCACCATTGCCCAGCAAAGCCCTGCCCTTGACCTTCTGGCCAACGATCTAACACAGCCGCCCAAGTCTGCGTATTTAACGCAAGGCCAGTTTCTTTCTCTACATACCGACGCGCCGCAGATATAAGTGATGTAATTAGAGCGTCTTCATCTGGAATATCTACGCGACAAAACGCTTTTGCATCGGCTAGAGTTATCGGCTCGCTTGTAGCGTCTGTGACGAGGCGTAAACGCGGCACAGAGGAACGGATCATAGCGCATCCTTTGGCGGTCTGCCTCGCCGTTTTGCAGCGGATTCCATATTAGGATTTAATAATTCAGCCTTCCCGGCGGCAATTAAATCGCCGCCGAGTTGGTCATCACATTCGTGAATACTGTCAACAGGCCAAAGGGTAACGCTGAATCCATCAATCGCTACTCTAAAGTCTGCCGTCATTTTAATAATCACGATGGCTTGTAAACGCCGTTGCCCTTAACAAGAACAACCGAAACTGGCGTTCCTGTTGCGTGGGTGCCGGAGAAATCAGCAAGCACTTTCAGATAGCGTTTGCCACCAATGTAGCCGATTTCCGTAGGGGCCGTGTCAGCCGCAGCTTTAGCAGCCGTAAGCGAACGAACGATGCCGCTGCTAATACCGCTAACGCCCTGCACATCGGCATCAGTTACGTTGGTGTATGTCGTGTCATCATCGGAATGAGTGACAACAAACTCAATCTTATTTGTGGTCGTGAAGGTAATACCGCCAGCGCCTACCGAAATCAGGATCATAGCGGAATTAAAGCCAGCAAGGTCGATTGCTGACGGCGTATTATCAGCCGACAAAGTGACAGGCCCAATGACCTGATTTTCTGCCAGCCGCGAGACTAAATCGCGCATCATAGCGAGTGTTTCCTTATAAAGAGAAAGAAAAGGGCGGGTAATCCCGCCCTATCAGGTCGATCAAGAAGCTGCGAACTTCAGGAGCTTGTAGGCTTCGTGCATCGTTACCGCACCGCCAACGCGCTTTGTCGTATAGAAAAGCACATTTGGCTTGTTGGTGTATGGATCGCGCAGAACGCGGGTGCCAATACGATCAACAATCGTATAAGCCCGACGCCAATCACCGAAAGCCAGCGAATAGCTGTTTGCGGCAATATCTGGCATGTCTTCCATATCGACAACATCGTAGCCCATCAGCGTTGAAGGCTGACCAGCAACAGCGCCCGGCTGCCAAAGGTAATTGGCGTAACCGTCTTTTAACTGACGAACAACAGCCATCGTGCGACGATTAGCAAGCCACTGACCGTTAGCGCGATATCCCGGCTTCAAGCCATAGACTACGTTATGAAGGCAATCTGCGCCCTGCGTAATCGGGCTAGTTGAAGTCGTGGTGAAAGCGCCTGACGTGCCGGTAGCGTAGTAACCAACAGAGCCATAAGCAATGTTTGCACTATCAGCCGCAATCGTCTGAGACAGAATGCCCGTTGGCTTCTTCAAGCCGGTGCCGCTGATGAAAGCAACGCCTTCTTGATAAGCAAATTCAAGCTGCACTTCGTCAGCCAGCCATTGCTCAATGTTGATAAAGCTGTCATCGAGAAGTGACTGCGTAGCCGTAGCCGTCGCATAAATCTCGTTTACAGGGATTTCAACTTCTTTGAGGCTTGGCGTTGTGGTAGCTGAACGGCCATCAGATTCACCAACCCACCCCGAAGTCGTGCCGTGAATGTTGATGAAACGCTTATAGGAAGCTGTGCCGATCTGACGAACGGAAGCAACCTGACGCATAGGCGATACGATCTTAATCGTAGCGTCAATGACTTGGTCGATCTCTGGCAGAACCGTAAATCCGGCGTCTGGGTCTGAGCCAACTGAGAGAGCCTTACGTTCAAGAGCGCGCAACTCGTTTTCAGTGAAGTCGCGGCTTTCGCCTTTACGGAACCACTGATTGAAGCCTTTGGCGTATTCAACGTGCTCCGCTGATTTCACTTCATCGCCAGCCGGACGGGCAGAGCGCTTCAGAGCGACGATCTCAGCATCATAAGCGGCTTGCATTTTAGCAAGTTCTTCATTGATGCGCTTGATTTCGTCCTGACGAACTACGTCGTTAAAGCCTTTTTTAGCTTCGATAATAGCTGCATCGTTCTTAGATTTAAATTCCTCGAACGCTTTATTAAGACCCTCAAACTTATTGAGGATAATCGAAAGATCGCCGCCGTTGTCGTCCTTGCGCTCAAGACGCGAGGCTCCAACCGCGACCTTTTTAGGGTCAACGTGGATAGACATTTTGTGATTTCCTGATTAGGCGCGCAGGCTCGATTCAAGCCGTTGCATGACGGCGGCTAATTCAGCCGACCGATCCGCCTGACCAGCATCTCGCAGGTCTGTAGCGTTAGTTAAACCGCCAGCATCTCGCAGTCGGTCGCGGAAAAACCCAAAAACCCTTTTGGCTTCGGGACGAGAGAAACCAGCGTCTCGCAGGTCATTTTCCAACTCTCGTAAATTAAGTTCCTTTAATCCCGTAACCGTTGCTTGTTCATTCATCGGAAACGTGACTAAGGAAATTTCCATCAAGCCAAGCTCTTTAAGCTGGCGAACACCGTTCTTAGTGTAATCTGATTCAAGCGTTTTATAGCCAATCGACATTGAGTCGATCACGCCCTCTTTCATCAGCGCGAAGGCTTCAGCGCCCTTTTGAACTTCTTTAAGGATCTTGCCCTTAACAAATAAGCCCCGACTATCTTCAATAGCCGTTTTCCAAATGCCTATTGGCTGCGTCTGGTCATGCTGCCAAAGCATTTTGACCTTACCAGCGGGACGCTCGTTTAATGACTTTGTAAAAGCTCCCGGCATAACAACATCAAAGCCGCTATCAATATTATTAAAGGTAGAAGCATAACCTTCAAACGAACCATCATTCCGAACGCCTTTAGCGTCGAACTCAATCGGAAGCGTTTTTAATTCTTTCATTTTGGAACCTTTGGATGCCATAAAACGACACATCTGCAATTAATGATTTGCCTAGCTGATCCTTTTGGATCACCGGGAAAACGAAGGCGCTCACCGCCAACTATAAAATCTGCGTTTTTATCTACTCTTTGCCCGTCTGCATCGTGGTGATCGGGCCTAGTGCGCTGATCTTCCGTCGCGCACCATTCTTTCTCCATTAGCAAGCCAGTAGCGTTAGCAGCTTCGTGAGAACCGACATTTGCCGCCGTATGCGTTTCGGTTCTGGCTATCGTTTCTGATCTGCGTCGAGCAATAAGCCCGCCTGTCTCGTCTCTAATTCGACGGCCTAAAACTCTAGGCGGCTCGTTTTGTTCGTTTCCTCTTACAAGTGATCTGCGTATTTGCAGTCTTGTATTTTCGAGGATCTGCGTGACTTTCGCCGCGCCGTAAGTCGTCAACCAAATTCGAACTGCGGCCTGTGCTATCTCAAATAAAGAGATAAACTTAGTCTCAACTGGCCCCGCGCTTTTCTCAGTCCCTAATTCCTCAAAGACTAATTTTGCGCTTGCCATAGCGACGGATTCTAACCGCGCCTCGAATACTCTGGTTAGTATTGCTTGATAAGCAGAAACGACCTTTTCAGCCTGTTCCTGCGAACCGTTAGCGACATGCTTTGAAGCCGCCCGAACAATTCGCTTTAATATCTTTTCTATATCGGCTTGCAGCCCACGCTCGTAAGCTGCCGCTAATAAAACATGACGCTGAACGCGCCTTTGTGTTCTATTCCTCGTTCTCGCTGCCGATGTCGCCGCTATCTTCTTGGTCGGCGTTCTCGCCATCGGTCATATCCTGTGGCTCTGGCCCGCCTTCCGGCATTGAGCCCGCTACTTCAAGCGGAACCATTGACGAAGGCACAAGAACAACGTCACCGCCGGGAACGGGCGGCAAATCCATTGCCTCACGCTTTTCGTTGATCGTCATTGCATTAGATTTCTCGATACGATCCCATTGCTCTGCCCGCTCATCCGCGAACACCTCAAGGTCATCAACATCGGGAACAATACTAATATCTGCGCCGTAAGCATTGCCTAACCAGTGCGACATTGCGCGGCACCATTGGCCTAGCAAAGGCAATACAGTCTGACGGTAAAAGGCTTTGTTGGCTTCGGTATAATTTGAGTAGGTATTATCGCCGGGAATACCAAGAATAAGCGGAGGAACACCAAAGGCCAGTGCAATTAAGCGCGCTGCTTCGTGTAACCCTTCGCCAAAGTTCATATCCTTTGGACTAAAGCCCATTTCACGCCAATCAAGGCCGCCGTCTAGCAGAACGGGTTTCCCGGCGTTCTTTGTGCCGGAGAAACTTTCATCCAATTCGGCCTTGAGCCGCATCCATTGTTCTTCTGTGAGCTTATCGCTGCCTTCTTTCGGAGCATAAACAAGCGCGCCAGATGGTTGAGCGCCATTATTAAGAAGTGCATTGTTCCACCTCAAAGCGCCAGTGTGCATGTCGATAGAAAAAGCAGCCGGATCAATATTAGGCTGACCGCGCCAATCATTTAGCGGGTTATATTCCTTAACGTGTAGGACGGGCATAATACCCTTAACCACATCAATAGGAACAACCCGTTCGCTATTACCGATTTTAAACGTATAGCTTTTAGGGAAGCCATTAGGGCCGGGATCTACTGAAACTTGTCCCGGTTGCCAGCGGTATAGCTCTTTTGGCTTTTTGCTAACGTCAACGCGCTCTGCGAAGAACTCGCCAGCTAAAAGCAAATCAGAGATTGTCGCTATGCGAAAGGCTTCACCGTCTTGAATCGGATTTGGCCTATTCATCAAAGCACGAAGCTCTGGAATATCCGTTTCCGTCTCGCCGCGTTGAATACAGAGCGGGATCGAAGCCGCCGCCCGCGCCGTCATATAGACGCAAGCATTGACTATCGGGTTTTGCTGATAGCCCTCTTTGGCTATTTGCTCAAAAGAGCGCGACGGCCACTGAGGCAAGCGAAGAACGCGGGCAGATATAATAGCGCCAACTGCTGACTCTTTTTTCTCAACAGGTAAAGCAACCGGCTCTGCCTTTGGGCTAGAAAAGGGCCACATCAGATACGCCGAATACTTGGTTGAGAGATCGAACGACGGGCACCCTCAAGGGCATAGCGAAGTGCGTCAATGACGTGGTTTTCTTTATCTTCAAGCACTGGCAAAACCTCGTCCGTCAATTTATCGACCTTGTAAGAATACAGGCTCAATTCATCTATCGTGTGTCGGCAATCTGGATGCACAACGATGTCATGTGATTTTAAGAACTCAACGCCGTCTTCCACGCTGCCCGCGCCTTTAAGAGCGGAAACGATCTGAAAGCCCTGACGGTTCATGTAAGAAATGGTTTCCGGCCTTGCGCTATCAGCCCTTATCGGCCATTTGCGCGAACCCGGCACTTGATCAAATAAAGCTGGCGTTGCGTCTATCTCGCAGCCGACCTTGTAAACCTCGCGGTCAACGAAAAGCGTCCGGCCTTCGATGTAGCAGCGTATTAATACCGTAGGATCGACAGAGAAGCCCCAATCCGCGCCGTAGTAATAACGCCGCGTTGGATCTTCCTTAAACTCGTCCCTGTCCCCGATGCGCCAGTTTTTAAATACTCGCGCCTCAGAGTTGCTTTGATATTCGCCAAGCCAGATATGCTTGTATTTATCTGGATCGCGCCTCTTGTCCCATTCCATTTCATCCCGAAGAACTTGCGGGAAGAATGGATTACGATCGAAGTTGACGCGCTTAATAATGCTATTAGGCGGCGGCTCCCCGCCTCTAAACATTGCATCAACTGGATCAGTCGCAAAACGCGGATTCCAGCTAAACCACAATTCAGATCCCGGCTTACGAAGCGTCGGGACAAGAATATCTAGCGATGTTTGCGATACCGTTGCGGCTTCCTCAACCCAAGCTATGTCTAGCCCTTCGGTCGATTTAACCGCTTCTGGATTAGATCGAAGCCCACCAAAAATAAACAGCGACCCGTTCTTGCCGCGTATCTCGTTTTGAGTTGACTCAAAGAAATACGAATAACCCAAAGCCGCTATCTTATCGTCTAGCAGTCGCTTGGAGCTATCACGGATCGACTTCTGTATTTCACGATAACAAGCAACGCGGATCGGAATCTTACCCGCCGTCAATAAAAGCGCAGCGGCTATGCTGTGGCTCTTTGCAGAACCTCGACCGCCATAAAATGCCTTATATCTCGCTGGCTTGAATAAACCCCGAAACGCCTTCGGTATTTTAATTGGCGGTTTGTTCGTCGTCGTCGTCATCTAATCCGACAAACAAAACTTGCACAGCATGTTGAATAGGCGCGCCATCGGGGCCAGTTAATTCCATCTGGCTGTTTTCTTTCCAGCCTAACCGCGTTTTACTCCAAAACTGAGCGGGGCCAGCGGCCCTTGGGTCATCTTTGGTGGCTTGTTTAAATAGGTTAGCGACAACCATTGCATGAGCTTTAGCGCCGCCGGATTCCCATTCTTCGCGGTAGTATTTAAGAAATGTTTTAACGTCTATGCCAAGCGCATAAGATATAGCTGTTTGCTGAAAGCCACCCGCTGCCATCACATTGACTAGGCGGCGGTGCTCTTCGTTTGGCTCATATGACGGTCTGCCGCCGGGATGCTTTGGCGGGTCGATGTCATTTTCCGACATTAGCCCGCTCTGCTTTCATTTCGTCAAATGTTTTGCCAGTTTCGGCATGAGTTGCTTTATTGCCGGTAAAGTCTTGCCAGCGCGTTATAGCAACATCGACATAAACTGGAGATAATTCTGCAAGAAATGCGGTTTTAAACTTATTACAGCAAGATATTAATGTAGAACCTGATCCTGAGAACAAATCTAATACTGAAGAACATTCTTGACCGTAATTATCTATACACCAATCAGCAAGAGCAACTGGTTTTTGTGTCGGATGAACTCTTTTTGAGCCTTTTTCTGAAGCTCTAAGCATACCGTTCCACATATGTGTAAATTGACGAACTGCAGTTTTTTGATTTGTCCAAGCCAATTCGCAATCAGCAAAATTACCAGTATTTTGCTTATCCCAAACTATCCAACAAGGTGAATTTGGTAGATATGACGCATAATAATTACCACCCCAAATAATTTGAACTTTTGGGTTATAATATGTAATTAAATTTATTGCATTTATAGCTGTATCAATAGTTTCGTCTCCTATTACAGGAGAATAAGAATTAACTTTAGCTAGTTTTCCGCCCCCGACAGTACCTTGTTTGTCTTTTGAGCCGAATGGTTTGGATCCTCCAACTGAGGCTCCTTGAACTATTGAAATTCCATAAGGCGGGTCTGTATAGACCATATCTGGGATAGCGCCATTCAATAATTTTTCAACAATATTAATATCTGTGCTATCACCACAAATAATCCGATGATTGCCTAGCAGCCATACATCGCCAAGAACCGTTATCGGCTCCGCTGGTGGCTCTGGCACTTCATCGGGGTCGGTTAAGCCTTCAGTTTTATCACTCAGCAAATCAGCAAGTTCGTCTATGCCGAAGCCGGTTAAATCAATATCAAAATTTAATTCTTTTAATTCCTCAAGCTCAACCTTGAGCAAATCATTATCCCAACCAGCATTTAGCGCCAGCTTATTGTCAGCCAGAACGTAAGCCCGCTTCTGGCCCTCTGACCAACCGGCGGCGGTCATTACGGGGATCTCTTTTAGCCCTAGCTTCTTTGCAGCTAAGACGCGACCGTGACCCGCAATCAACCCGCCTTCTTCATCAACAAGAACGGGGACAGTCCAACCCCATTCCTTAATTGACGCGGCGATCTGATCCACTTGCTCCGACGAATGCGTCCTCGCATTACGCGCATATGGAACAAGTGACGCGACCTTACGCCGCTCAACTTTATCGGCGGGCCAAGTTTGATTCATAGTCGGGAAAAACTCAGGGAGATTAGAAAGAGCGGGTCAATCGAGCCTATCGCCAAATGGGTTTGCGTATGTTTAGCCGACGCCCGCTCAAACTAAAAACGCCCGCAAGCAATTAAGCTCCGGGCGCGAATAGTGCATTGTTGTGAACTGACATACATGATTTGCTAAAAAAAAGCAAATTAAATTTTGCCCATAATTTTACCCAACGCTGTTAATGCAGATATTGCAGAGAGACGATCATAGTTAGGAGTCAAATCAAGATTATCGCAAACCATTAATTCAATCGCAGCGGCTCCATCTTTGCCGCCAGCGTCACCCATAGCCTTGCGCCACTCGCTGACATCATCACGCCATTTCCAAACTGTCTCCATCGGCAAATCACCGCCGTTGCCACCGTGTCTTTCGTCTCGCGGTGCGCCCATAGCAGACAACCACATTCCTCTGACGCGGGCGTAGTTCATAGCAGCTTCGAATAATTCACGCGGTAAAGCGTATTGCAATATGAAGCGGCCAATAGCGCTTTCAGCCATTGGTGACGCTTGGCCTAGCCTGTGAGGCTGTGACCTAACTAACGCCGTCTCTGCGTCTGCCTGAGCCCTTGCAAGCTCGTTTAAACGGTCTTGAGCCGTTGACTCTCTTTGGCGTCGTCCATTTAGTTCACGATAAGGGGGGCTAATTTGGGGG